AAGAAGATCAAATAAAACTATCAGACCTATATAATCCAGAACTAAAGTGGACTAGGGATGCTTGGATAACCGAGGTTTTAAGAATTAACCGTACAAAGGATGCCAAGATTACCCAGGTTGCACTAGACCCAGCTTTCAAATGACATCAGTAAAAGAGATATTAAGTAATATCCTATTCTACGGATTAGAATCTTTCGGTAAGTACTACTCCTCTTACCGGGGTTACGTTGTAGATAATGATGATCCTGATGGCTTGGGTAAGATCAAGGTTAAGATACCTTCTATTACCAGAGACAAAGTACACCCCTCATGGGCCTACCCTAAAACTCAGATGGGTGGAAATGATTGGGGTATGCAGATGCTCCCACTCAAAGGGGATATAGTTTGGCTTGAGTTCGAACACGGAGATACCAGATTTCCATTCTGGTCATTTGCTCACAGAGCCAATGGAGAAACCCCAGAAGAATTTGTATCACCACAGATCTATGGTTTTAAGTCACCCAAGGGCCAGACTATAATTATTGATGATCGGGATGATATAGAAAAGATTATAATTAACCATGGAGAAAATGAAGGGTTAGTTAAGGTAATCGAACTAACCGAGAAGTTAAATGGTATAGAGGATAAGGTTAATGATTTCCTTGCCCACTATAGAGTACACCAGGTAGTAGACCCTATCTCAGGTACAGCAGGACCATTATTACCATCACCACCAGCTCCGATTGATTTGGTTAACACCCAACAGTCTGAGATTGAAAATGAAGATGTAGAACACTAATGGCACAAACTCAAGCAGAATTTAGAGAGAACATCAGGGTAGCCATGGTGGATAACTCCAGGTATCCCATCATAGCAGGTCAACCTATGCCACCAGACATGACGTCAGAGATGGAAAATTCCATGGCTCGTCTTGCTAATCCTATATGGCAGATGGTAGCCTCATGGGCATTGGGGTTAGAAGGTGATGAGTTTCCAGATGAGAATGTAAGATCAGATGAAGCTGACCCAATACCAGGTTACCTTGATGCTAAGGTTGATGATGATACTATAAAGGTTAACCTTAGTACTCATAAGATGTATGTGGCCGGTATACCCTTGGCTTCAGATACAGAAATAGGGGGAGTAGTTATAGGAGCACAACCATTTCTCTTCATGACAGGAGCTCAGCTTATGCTTAATGCTGAGACTGATCCTTTATTGGTTGGTGGTGATAGTATGGTACCTACTTCTAGGGCAGTTAAGCTTTATGTAGATTCACTGATTACAGGGAGTGGGGGAGGTGGCGATATGCTTAAGTCCACCTATGATACCGCAGAGAACGGGGTAGTAGATGATGCAGAGAGATTGGATAATCAACTACCATCTTACTACCTAGACTGGGCTAATTTTACTGGGACTCCTACAACCATTGCTAACTATGGTATCACAGATGCCTACACTATAACAGAAGTTGATGCATTCTTTGAGGGTGAAGACCTTGGTAAGAAACAAGTAGACTGGGCTAGGATACTCAACACTCCTGTAATACCTATAATCTCAAGTGCTGGGGCTTATCGAATAGCCACAGCAGAATCAGTTAGTTCTGTAGTAGGCCATGCCGATCTTACCTGGGATTCCATAACTCTTACCATAGATGGGATTACAGATATCTCTGGAAATCTTCAGGTAGATAGTATTACAGAACATACTGGGGCTAATGGGGTAAATGTTTTAACAGCTCTCCATGTAGATACCATCACAGAATACACCACAGATAATGGGGTGTTGATTGATACAGCTCTTATCAAGGACAGTATTATTTATCCTAACTACGCTATTGATCCTAACACCTATCTAGATGTATCCACTGCCGATGTACTGAGTTTTGCTACTGGGGGTGGCTGGAGATTGTATGTTGCAAACACCAGTGTGCAGGTTAGTACCAATTTTTTACCTGGTACTTCTTACAGCCATGATCTTGGTAATGCCACTAGGTATTGGGCTGAGGCATACATGGATATCATTTATCTTAAAAACACAGCAGGTACTACAGCAGGTACCATTCTTCAGGATGCCTCAGATGTATTTAGGATCCAACCTGGTAGTGCCCAAGCAGTACAGGACACAGCTTCATTAAATAATTTCTATGAAGTTCAGGACAATACTGTAGCAAATGATTTTACCAGGCAATACGGGGATAGGTTTACAGTAACCACTGATGGTGATGTACTGGTACAAATCCAAGGGGATTATACCCACCTTACTAATATTGCAGATTCCAGTTCAAGTTATACCATAGATTTTTATAAGGAAAGGGCTACTGGAAAAACAGCTAATACTAATGATATATTTGGTAGGATCAATGGAAATTTTTATAATGATAATGTAACTCCAGGGACAGTACAGGGGGCAGTAATCCAGTTCAGGGCTATAACAGTTACTGATGGTGCAGAAGATTCAGACATGGAATTCTGGACTTTCAAGGGTGGTGCTCAAACCATACAACTAAGACTTGGAACAGGGGTATACGTAAATAATGTTGCTGCAGATGAAACAGAACTCTATGTAGTTGCCATTGATAATACCACTGGGTTATTAAGTAAGAGATTAGTATCTGGGTTAGGTAGTGGGTCTGATGGGTTCCTTAGTGCAGTTGATGCCTCTGATATAACTGCTGTAGACTTTACAATGTCTGGGGCTACCGATATATTAAATGTAGACTTCGGACATAACTTTACTGTCCATGATGATGTAACCTTAACCAGTTTGGCTACGGATAACATTATGAAATGGGATGGAGCAGCATGGATTAACGTACCAATACCTACATCCGGAACGGGGAATGCCTATTCTAGTATTACAGATGGAACCAATACTGCCAATGCATCTGGTAGCGATACTTTCAAGCTTAGAACAGCTAATAACTTGCTTACAATTCTGGTTACAGATAACGATGCAACCCACAATGATAATGTTCTCCTCACTATCAATGAGGCTAATATATCCCATGACAATATTGCAGATGTTTCCATCGATGACCACCATGCTAGGGATCATATCTTGTCTGGTTCTACCCACACTGCTTCGGGGTTAACTGCAGGCTGGGTAATAGCTGGTGATACAGCAACCACATTTTCCTGGAGGCAATTATTATATAGTGAGCTGGGTAGTATTCCCTCATCCTTTAATCCAGATACCCATGCCTCTTCTCACGAGATTGGTGGTGGAGATTTGGTGGACCACGATAACCTTACAAATTTTGCCACTGCGGAACACTTCCTGCAAACAGCAATTACAAATGTATCAACAGCTCTTGCCACTGGTATACTCACAGTAACTACAGGGACAGGAGCTCTAGGAAGTATTACTGATAGCTCAACCAATTGGGATACTGCTTATTCACATAGCCAAATAGTAACGGGGAATCCCCACGTTATTGGGTACGCTGATATATCTGATTTCTCAACAGGGGTATCTACTCACGAAACTTCTCATGCTGATGTCCTAATAGATGGGGACTTCACTTCTGAGGGGTTAATGAGGAGGGGTGCGAGTGCAGGGGTATACACTGTAATAACAGATGACTCTACTAACTGGGGTACTGCTTATACTCACAGCCAAGTTACTTCCGGGAATCCCCATGCTGTAACCTATGCAGAACTGGGGGGTACTCAACCAGCCCCATTAGCTCACGCCTCATCTCATGCTGATGCTGGGGCTGACTCTGTGGATCATGACACATTAACCAATACTCACAACCTAACAACAGATATCAATCATAACACTATCCTTAATAACCATGACCTTACTACGGATATTGATCATGATACCATTACCAATACTGGGGGCAACAAGCATATCGATTGGACCAATGCCACTAATGCCCTGGTTACTACCGGGAATATAACTACCTCTGCCGATATTTATCTTGATTCCAATTCGAATACTTCTCATGCAGCCCGTAGGATATACTGGGGTGATGCTGGAGACTGGGATACTTTCATCATAGAATCTACTGATGATGCTCTTGGGATTACCGTCGGCGGAGCACAAGCCGTATATATTAATTCTAAGAGCTTCGGCTTTGTTAGCTCAGGTGCCCTTGCAGCTAACGAGGGTATGTATATCCAGCACACTGAGGACAGCAGTAGTGGTGGTCAACTGAATTTCATCAAGATAAGGGCTACAACTAATGATGCTGTCATTGGAGACCACTTTGGTAAGATCTCTGGTTGGTTTTATAATGATGCGACACAATTATATGAAGGTGCCAGGATAGATATGGTGGTAAGTGATGAGACTGATGGTACTGAGGATGCTCGTATATTATTCTATGCCTCTAATGCTGGTACTCTTAACACTTACCAACTAGAGATAGCCCAGACTTTTGTAAATGTTACAGGTACTCTTCGTTTTGGGGATGCCAATACTACCATCTACGAGGACGGTTCAAGTAACCTTACATTCCATGATGATGTATCCGGGATACTAACACTTGCCCAGTTATATGGGGGTAGTACTCCCATGGTATACCCAGGTGCAGGGATAGCTCTTTCAACGGGTTCTGCTTGGGGTACTTCGATTACAGATAATAGTGCAGATTGGGATACAGCTTTTGGTTGGGGAGATCATGATGGTCTATATGATACTACTGGGACTGCAGCTGGGTTGATATCTACTCATGAATCTACCTACAACCATACTAACTATAACACAGCCTATTCCCATAGCCAGATAGTAACTGGTAACCCTCATTCCATAGGCTATGCCGATATATCTGATTTCAATACAGGGGTAAGTACCTATGAAACTTCTCATACTGGGGTGGTATCTTGGGGTACCGCATCCAGCCAATATATAGTATTAGGGTCTACGGCTGGGGCTATAGAATCTAGTAACTTACTTTATTTTAGCACCGGTGCTACTACTGATCTTAACATTAACCATGCTACTGCTGACAGTAGGATAAATTGGAGAAGTGCAGGAAACGTATATTTCTATATATCAGCCGATTCTACCGGGGCACATTTAAATTCAGGAGCTCCTATATTATGGATAACACCCACTGGGGCTGCTAATCCAAGAATAGCTTTAGGGTCTAATGCTTCTGGAACTGCCTATATAACAATAAAGGATACTGATACCGTAACCCCATATACTAATATAATTCAGGTTAATAATGCGGCTTCAGGACTTTCCGTTTTCAATGTACTTGAATCTGGTGGTTTGATGGCCCCTCAATTGGGTAATGATGAAGCAGAAACTAACCTCTTAGGATGGGATGTTACCACTGGGTTAATAACATATAGATCGGTATCAGGTCTAGGAATAGGTAGTGATCCTATGGTATACCCAGATGCAGGAATAGCCTTATCTACAGGGTCCGCATGGGGAACAAGTATTACAGATAACAGTTCTACCTGGGATGCCGCACAAGCCGGACATGCCAACCTAACTTCTTTATCAGCTCTATCATACGTCTCTGCCTCATTTGTAAAGATGACTGCAGCAGGAACATTCGCTTTAGATACCACAGTATATGGAACTGGGGATGTATCCTGGGGTACAGTAACCAATGAATATCTATTACTTGGTGGACCTTCTGGGGATATAGCTTCTACTTCTAACCTATCTTATAATACAACTAGTGATCGATTTTATATAACTGGTGAAACTTCTATATCTGGTCCAATCGGTACAGATGCACATGTCTTTACTGTAAATACTAATGATAGTGTTTATTCTGGAATAAGGGTAGCACAAGGTGGGGCTAATACTGGTCCTCATCTGATCTTTACTGTCTCTGATACTACCCAATACCTTAACTTCAGCCCCCATATCCCTGATGGGGCATCAGCCATTTCTTATTACTTTAACACAGTAGATGCCCTTACCACTGCTGGTGCAAAGCTGGTCTCCATAGAAAATAATGATGTAGAGAAATTCTTCATTGATAAAGATGGTAACGTAGATATCGAGGCCGGCGCAGAATATCGGATTAATGGGGTGGCTATTGGGGTAGGTGCTGGGGATGTATCCTGGGGTACTGAGACTGGAGAACAACCAATAGTATATGGGGCTACTGCTGGGGACATTGATTCTACTGCCTCAGACTTTACCTTTAATACAACAGATAAAATCCTAACTGTAGGGGGTACTGGTACTGGAAATGCCGGAGGCCAATTGGTTATGGAAAATGGTACTACTACATATCTAAGTATATTTTCAGATGTTGCTAATAACGCCAGAATACGAGGTGGGGTTCAAGATGCTGCTATTTTAATTTATCCCAATGCAGTCCGAGGTCAGATAGGAATAGGGGCTTCCTCTACTACCAATACTTTTCTGATGATCAGGGACCCATCTACCTCAACTAATACAACAACATTAGATCTCCTGGATAGTGTTGGAACATCTATGCTAACTATCTATGAGGCTGGTACTGTATATCTACCAACACTGGGAGATGACGATACCGAGGATCATGTGGTAGCCATAGATGACTCCACTGGTCTTCTTACTAAGCGATCAGTAGCCAGTATTTCTGGGACTACTATCTCTTTCGGTGCAGCAGTAGATGAAATACCTTTTACGAATTCAGGTTTAAATGATTTCGATTATGCTACAGATTTTAAGTATAATGGTACTATTCTTTCCGTATCGTCTACCGTTAATATAACACAACCAGGTGGAGGAAATCCTTTCGGGTTAGTTAATTCTGCTGGGAATGGAACCAACACTTTTTCTATTAATACTGGTGCGGATGGTTTCTTTATCCAATGGCAAGGGGGACACTCATCAAGTACAACTGCTACCCACCACGGGGGTGCTGCTTATTTAAGAGGCGGAAACCAAACTGGATTAGGTGGTGGTAATGGTGGGGCTGTTTATCTAATAGGTGGAACTTCAAATTCTGGTGATGGTGGAGATATAAACTTATCACCTGGAGTAGCAGGGGATATAAACATAGGAAGTACAACAAGTACTGAAAGTGAATACAGGTTAACCGTAGTAAGTAACGTTGCTGATACTGGTCTTTACTTAACATCAAAAGGTAATCAAGGAATTTATTTTAATAATAGTAACCATGCTGGTGTTATAAGGTTAGGTGGGTTCCAAGTTACAGGGGATGCAAATGATTGGTTAATGACAAGGTCTAATTCAAATATAGATTCCTTAACCATTAATGCAGGTACTGCTGGAGTTTCAGCCGGTTGGGAAGCAGCTGACCTTATACTTAGAGGTGGGGATGGTGCAGCAGCAGTTGGCTTTGAAGATGGGGGTCATATATATATGTACCCTGGTCAACTATCTTCCGGGGGTGTTGATGGTAGTCTTTACTTTGGTGATGGAACATCTATTGGGGGCTTGGCAGCCAGGTCATCAGAAACTAACGTGATATACTATGATACTACTACTGGGTTACTAACCTATGGATCACCAACAGCTAGTGGTTATTGGACAGATGGTGGAACCTATCTAATTCCTACTACAGCCGGTGACTCTATAAAAACTGATGGGACAGGAGGGATTTATGTCTCCACGGCATACACAACTGGATTTACTCCAAGTGGCACTAATGGATCCCAGATGGATCTTTACACTGGGAATGTAAACACTGTATCATTTTATAATGGGTGGACAGGAATGAATGTTCCAGTGAGGTTAACTCATAGTACTAATGCCACAATGGAGTTTAATACAGGATCAAGTTATGTTGGTGGAATAAGGTCAGGCGATGAAACTATTAGCCCATCTTCAGATATAGGGATGTGGACAGGAGATGCAACAGGAACAGGAGATAATACAGGAAGCCTATACATCTATACAGGAGCATCTACCTCAGGTACTCGAGGGCAAACCTATCTTGGTGATGGTTCAATCGGGGGATTACAAGCCAAAGGGGCTGAGACAAATGTAGTTTATTATAATACCACTAGTGGCCTTATAACTTATGGAACTGTTTCAGCTGGGACTTCAGTTGACTTTGGTGCTGCTACCTACATTCCCTACATGCAAACTGATGCCTTGAATTTCGATTACTCATCAGCTTTTAAGTATGCATCAGGGATATTATATGCTGACGGAGGAATTGCTGTCTCAGCATTATCGGCTGCTGATGGGGCTCTTGTTATGGCATCAGGGGGCGGGGTAGGATTACTCTCCACTGACTCTACATTAACTTGGAGTGGGAATACTCTTATCGTTGACGAATCAGCTGCTACTACCTCTGGTGGGACAATAAGATTATCTAACACTAACACAGCACAGTCAGCCGGGGCAACAGCAGGGGAGGTTGAATTTTTTAAATCTGACGGCTCAACACAAGGGGCTGGAATAGTTAGTTATGTTAAGTCAGAAGCTTTTGATGCTGGAGGAACTTATAACCTAATTTTTGCAACAGGTCAGGATGTTTATGGAGCAGGTAGTAACGGATTCTTAGTACTGGATTACCTTGGTAACCTTAAGCTTAACGAGGATGGGGGTACCAACGGACATTTCTTTACTTATAATAGTGCTAATAATATATCTACAGAACAAGGGTATTTCCCATCTTCAGGTTCATCATACTTCTCAGGAACTACAGATTATAGCGTAGAGGGGTACATGGCTAGGCCATCAGCATATCAGACTATTGATTATACCTTGATATATCAATATGGTGGTTCTTATGGGGGAATGTTTCACCGTCAAGGGACTTCTGCTTCAGATTTAAGGATAGATTATAATTATCTTGGGTGGGGAATTACCACTACTTCTACTGCCTGGAGAGAATCCTTTAGAGTTACCGATGGCTATGCCCAAATCAAGGGCCTTACTACAGCTTTCCTTTACGTAGATGCAATCTCAGCTGCTTATGATACCAATATATTCTTCAGGCAAGTGTCTACTGCTGTTGGGTTGGTAGGGTGGGATGATTCTGCTGCTAAAATGAAGTATCAATATGGTGCTACCTTTGGTACTTCTGGTTACTTTGCTCATAACGCCACTAACTTTGATATGTATGGGACTACTACAGCTTACCTTACAGTGGATGCTCTTACGGGAATAGCTACACTGGCTTTACAGGCTGCAAGTAACCAAGATTCTGAACTACGGTTCAGGTATGATGCATCAACTCAGGCTATGATTGGGTTCGATGCCTCTGCTTCTGCAATTAAAGTCCAACATGGTTCCGCTTTCTCAACTACTCCCGCCATCTTTATAGGCACTTCGGAACACGTATTCATAGGGGGTGTAACTAATGATACCACCTATGAACTCAGGGTTGCTGGGGATATCTATGCCTCGGGTAATATAGTAGCTTACTCTGATATTAGGAAGAAGGATATACTTGGGGACATAGAACTGGACTGGATAAAGTACAAGGATATTAATCCTATACATTATAAATGGAAGGCCGGTCAATTCGATGACTGGAGGGCTGACGAAGAACATTATGGTTTCTCAGCTCAACAAATGCTTACCCTATTCCCCCACACTGCTAGGTATGCGGATGAGTTCGATGAGTATAGCTTAAGGCACATGGGTATTACTGCATTGAATACCGTAGCTATCCAAGATAACAGAACAGAAATAGAAAGGTTACAGGATAGGGTACAAGAATTGGAAGACGAATTATCTAAAAATTAAAACATGGCAACACAGCAATTTACTATACCAGCCCACGATGAAGAATTCATAACTAATCAGATACAATTAGATTTAGATTCTAAAACAGCTACAGTTCATGTGGCTTATAGGTTGGCTGGTTCAGAAGTTAAGCCTAAGCTTGAGATGAAGCTGGTAGATGTGGTACCATTATTCCAGGCCGAGCTAACACCTGAAGAGATCCAGGCCTTTAAGAAGGGATTAAACCTTATCGTATCAACTGCCTGGGAAAAACAATTAAATGATATAACTGAAGACGTACTCTAATGCCACTATCACCTACTGCTTCAATCTCAGCTAACCAGATCAATGTTGAGATGGGTTATTCATCTACTGCTCAGATGAGTATTGCCACTGTGTTATCAGCAGTAGGTAAAGCTACTAACCCCGATTCATATAATGAGATGCGTGGGTTTGATAGGCTTAACTTTGGACAGAACCCTTCACAATGGCAAGAAGGGTGGGTGTATCCTAGTGGAAATGTTAATTACTTAAAGAGTTTTACTATTAGTTTTAATGTTACCCTAACCAATTACTCCCGTACCGATTCCATTTCAGGAACATGTTACTGGTGCGTATCAACCTCCTCAAGTTCTATGGTATGCAGGGATACAGGATCATTCTCATACTCAGCTGGAGTCTACGCAGCGGCTCATGGTGAATCCAACATATATGGTTCTGGCCCTTTCAATGACCCCATGTATATCTGGTTAAGTTTGGACAATGTAGACTGGATGTATGTCTTTAGCTCGTAATTATATAATAAAAGAATACACCCACGAGCTACATGCCCGGTGGAGTGAGGAAAGGGAGGTGAAGATACGAAACAATTCTGTTCTAGCAACATCAAGGTCGGGTCATTTCTTTACTGTGGCTACTATTAAATCATGGATAGGGGATGCTAAAGACCCTCTGCTAATGTTTAATAACTATGAGAATCGGTCCCCAGAAAAGGCAAAAGAAAAAGAGATTGCCTTAGCAAGAGAAGGGGTAAAGGTTATAATAGTAAGGGATCTTTTGAACTGGGCAAGTTCTCTGGGGAAAAGGACAACCATACCACAGGATGTACTCAATGCTTGGTACCAAATCGCCCAAGAATATATAGAACCAAAAGTATTACCAAACTTTATACGGGTACATTATGATACCTTTTTTGAGAGTAAGAAGTACAGACAAACAATCTGCAAGCAAGTAGGGGGCAACTATCACGAAGAAGGACTAGATGTTGTATCTGGGCCTGGCAAAGGCAGCTCATTTGATGGATTTGAATTCCAAGGTAAGGGTAGTCAGATGAATGTATTGGAGAGATATAAATTATTGGATGAAGATACACTAAGCCTATTAAAAAGGAACCCAGGTATCTTAACCTTCTATTTAAAATATTGGAATCCTAACTCAACCAAAACAGAAATCATAAATAAGTTATTACAATCATGAAAATCACAAAGACCATACCTGAAACAATAGAAGACCAATTTATTAGGCAAATCACCTTTGATATTGAGACTAAGAAAGCCTTTGTCCAAGTAGATTATACAGGGGAAACTCCACACTCGGAGATGATAGAAGTAGACTTCTCAAATCAATTGGGTTTAGCTACAGCTCTTCAAAAAACCGTTATTAAAAAGTTTTTTAAACAGGTCATGGCAAAGGCTTGGGATGTTTTAGATACTGAAATACCAGACACTGTCTTCGACCCGAATGACTAGCATACCTGAATACTATTATTTAACAACACCAGATTATTAATAATTAATAGAGCTATGAAGAAGATTAAAATTGAGAGAACAAAGATTACCGAGAACAAGGTTAAGTTCCAAGGGGATACCGAGAAGACCCTTGACTACAAAGACCTGATCGAGATTGCACTGGACGTGGTACCTCAGGGAGGCTTTGCCCCCAAAGATATCAGGGACAGGAATCGTGTACAGGATGCTCTTGACAAGGCAACCACTTCTATTGAGTTAGAGGATGCTGATTTCGAAGCACTGGAGAAGATCATGAAGGACTCCCGTTGGACTATCAGGGATCCAGAATTGAATGATTTCCTTAACAATTTCGAAGAGGGTATCTACAAAAAAATAGAAGAAAAGAAACCTGCTAAGAAGAATTAATGGCAACAGTAAGAACCCAAGGTTTGGAATTCCCCCTCGTACTTACCGGTGGTAAACACACCATAGTCGAGGGGGATGACCTTATTAAGTCGTCCATAAGAATTATACTTTCCTGGCCACTACATACCAGGGAGTACATTGATGAGTTCGGTTCTCGTATTGATGAGGCAATCGAAGATCAAAATGATGGTATACTTATGGCTCTAGTAAAGAGGTTCGTAGTGGGGGCCATAGTTAAATGGGAGCAAAGAATAGAACTCCAGAAATTGTCCTTTGAAAGACCTGGACCAGAGAAGCTGGTGGTAAACATCAATTTCCTTATCAAGGACATTAATATTGAAGATACACTACGGTATACATTCTATACCAACTAATCAATAAGATATGGCTTTAGAAAATCAATGGGTAACATACCTACATCGTAGCTATAAGGGTATTAAGGCCGCTATCCTTACCAGGATGCAAACTGTAGTCCCTGAGATTACAGATCAGAGCGAGAGCAATGTATTTGTGATCATGATTAACTCAGTGGCTGGGCTCTTTGAACAACTAAATTATTATGTTGACCAAGTAGCCAGAGAATCCTATATATCTACTGCAAGAAGATACTCATCACTGATCAAGCTTACCAGGTTAATAGACTACAGGGTAAGAGCCAAGATCGGTGCCACTGTAGATGTTACCATTACAGCAGTAGATGCCTCGGGAGACCCAGTCTTACTGCAGGCAGATGAAACCCTTAATGCTGACATCAGTATAGATGATGGTACAATAGAGTTCCTTACTCAGCAAAAGATAACCATCCTAGCTGGCACCTCTTCAGTGGTGGTAGGGGCTAGGCAAAGGACTGCAGTTACCAATGAAAACCTGGGTACTACTACTGCCGATGCTAATCAGATATTTGCTCTCAACGAGGATTACCAGCATGATACCTTACAGATTACTATTAATGCAGTAACCTGGGAACTTCAACAAACCTTTGCATTCTCTGGTCCACAGGACAAACATTTCATAGTTGAGGTAGATGAGGATAAACAAGCTTGGTTGGTATTTGGGGATGGTACCAATGGAGAAATACCCCCAACTGGACAATCAGTACTGGGTACTTATTATTCTTGCAAGGGTATATCAGGTAATCTGGAGGCTAATACTATAACCATATTTAATGCTGCACCAACCCCACCAGTACAAACTCCAACCATTGATCATTACGAGGTTACCAATGAATTACCTGCAGTGGGTGGTCAGGATGAGGAAGGTATAGAAGAGATAAGAAAACATGCTCCGTTAAGCCTCCGTACCTTAGACAGGGCAGTAACATTACAGGATCATATTGACTTATGTAACTTGGTCCCTGGAGTTGGGAAAGCAGCAGTAGAATTTGATGAACAGCTTAAGAAGGTTGTCTTTTATATTGCACCTGCCGAAGGAGGCACTGCCCCCAGCCAACTCTTAACTGATGTGGAGACCTTCTTTGAAGATAAGAAAATGATCTCTACCATCATAGAAGCACTGGCTGCAGGGGAAACCAAACTTAGGATAACCTTGGATGTAACGGCTAAGTTCAGAAGGAACATAGTAGATACAGAAGCTGATATCAGGGAGGCTCTTACCCAAGCCTTTGGGTTTAATGCCTCAGATGTTAATAGAAAAATACGTAGGTCAGATATCATTGCCTTGATAGATAACCTTGACAAGGTAGATTTCCTAAGCCTGGATGCACTTACTACTAAACCTTTTCCAAGGATTACTGCTGGCACTAGTCAGCTGGAGGATAACTGGGTAGTAAATGTACAGTCTGCTTCAATAGAGATTGCCTCTTGGAGAATTGCAGTAATCGTTCCTGCAGTAGGTACCACTGATGGTACTGCCAGAGTATACAGGACTGTAGTTGGTTCAACAGAAGAATTCGATGGAACTTTGATCATACACTGGGATGCTCAGGGGGTAACAGATTACACCTCTGCAGACGGATCACTTAAGATTGCCATGTGGGGACTAACATTTATCCTGGCTGATGAATGGGAATTTAAAACCTATCCTTATAATGAGGACCATGAATTTGATGACTACACTATCCCAATATATGATGACGATGAATTAACAATCACAGTTAATGAACAAGTAGGAGTATGATAATCTTTGGTAAAACGGCTTCTAAGCCTAACTTCTTATTCGGTAAACTCCCGCAATTCTTTAAGGAGAATGATTCCTACAAGGATGGGAATGATGAGGGATTACTTGAAAGATATATGGAGATCTTCTGTGCAGAGATTGATGCAGAGGTAAGCCCTTATATTAGTGAGCTCCTGGACATCACAGATGCAGAAGCCTTACCTAATCTTACAAGGGCTAATCCAACTGAATTACTCCAATACCTATCAGAACTTTTTGGTAACCCACCAGATGTAGGTACCACTGCCACATATGCTGGTGGCCCAGACCCCGAGGATGAATACATTACACTGATCAGATACATCAGGCACATCCTGCAAACTAAGGGTACTATCAAAGGCATTATTTATTTCCTTGCTATATATGGGTATGAGATTGACACCCTAACAGAAAGTGAGACTACTACTGCTCACTATGATGAAACACCAACACCTATAGAATATGATGGGGGGTCACAATATGATTTGGGCTTTACATTCTACTCAGGATATGATCTGGTAATTACAGATAAACCTGGTACAGGGACTAAGAACCCAACTCAGGCTTGGCTGGACGATTATCTTAAGCCAGCATTACAAAACTTGGTTAGCCCTATTTGGGCTGAACTCGGTACATTAACATATTCACCTTAAATTTAAAAGCTATGTTATTAACAATCGTTAAATTTTTAAGAAAGCCATGGATGGTAATGATCGTATGGCAAGTAATGTTCTTCGGTGGTATTATCATCGGATCTACAGGGGATCTAAAGAGTTGGAACCCAGTACAGTTTATTGTTGCAGCAATCTGGTTCGGGCTCTTTGTAATCTGGGGCGTTGGCATGTCCAACAAACTGTGGACTGACTTTAAATATAGGTAGTCATGGAAGACTTCACTATACAACTCACAGAGTTAGTCCAGTTCATTGACTGGGTTTATCTCATCCTATTTATCCTCATCTCGTATGGGGTTAAGCAGGCCTTCGGAAAAATCCTGCAAAGGATTACTAAATTTGTTTGGGAACCAGTATACACGGTATTGATAGTCGCGACTATCCTTGCTGTACCTTGGTTAATCTGGACAGATGCTACCTGGGTAGAGGTTCTTGTTACCTATACTATTGGGACCACCTTCTATGAGGTTATCCTAGAAAAACTCATCTCTAAAATTAAAGGGAAATAATGAACCCAGATACTATGGTATTAGGCTTAAGTTCTGAATGGGCCATACTACTTGCAATCTTTATCCTGACTTCCGTTCAATTGGTTAAGGTAATACTTGACAGCGCAAAAAACAAGAGAGAGAAAGCTGAACGTGAGAAAAGGATGCACACTCTGGATAAGATAGAGATTTATCTAAGTATCTTATCCAATAAGTACACCGAGGAGGTAACTGAGAGGCAACTCCCAGTCCTCCTCAAGGAGTGTCTCGGCCATTGTAGAGGGGGTATAATTATTATGGCCGGTACAGCTATTACTAAGAATGATGTTATAAATAACGAGAGAGAAGTAACAGCTAAGGTTACCCAATATATTCACAACCACTTTCATAGTACCACTGTTAACCTTGGTTTATTCAAATGGAAAGGCAGATCACTATCGGAATTCCTACATAGGGATTGGTGTAATGAGGTTACAGAGGGGGTAGTTGAGATTGTTATAAAAACATCACGTAAGAGCAAGGAAGAGGCATACGATAACCTCGGTACCTTCCTCGAACAGAAGTTCAATCACTTTGCTACCGAATCTTTAAGCACAGCTTACGAACTATAGATAGGTAGTACTAAGAAGCTTTCTTATATACCGTCTAGCAATTAGTACATCTATTATATAATATTCTATATATTTAATTAAATTTACAAACTAGATAGCCATGGCGCAAAAACAGTATACCACATATCAAGCCGACATCCTATCCTTTGAGTTAAGAGATGCATTACTTGGGGTCCTTAAACCTGGGAGATACACTGGCTTTAATCTGATGTCAGAGTATCAAGCTGAGTCAGGAAACAATATTTATTGCAGGTTCTCTCACACTACTGGTATCAATAAATATGATAAAGCCAGTCCACCAGTTCTTGAGGCTCAGAGGGGAATAGTAGTATCCACACAAGGTACTGTAATTGCGGAAGATGGTGATGTGGATATCACCATTGTATCAAGTACTGTCTTCGGTGATATCTACCATTTAATATATATGGAACATGAGTACACTGAAGTACAAGGGGCTAACCCTGCTACCTATGGGGTAATCACTGGTTCAGAGGGGGGCGGGAGACCAGCCCTTACTTCACCCACCAATAGGATTATTCTTGGGTATGTATTACAAACCTACTATGGTGGTGGAATTGATTTTAATATGTTAGAGTGGATCCCTTACCAATCAGAAGGTCAATATGGAGATCACTCACTTGCCCCAAGACTCTGGGGATCAGAAGCTGAATTCCAATTACTTTCGGGTGAGCTTGGTGCTATCCCTTCAGATGGGATGATAGGAAACAGAAACTTTAATAGCAATCATTATATCACAGACAATGAATCTATAACTTCTGCGTTAGGGGATCTTGATACTCAAGCTGATGTAGAGGAAACAGCCCGAATTGCTTTAGGTAATAGGGCCATCGATAGTTCTTCATGGGGTGGTTTAACTGACATCACAACTCAGAACGTAACAGTTGCAACACATGGGCTTATACCTAAGTTACCAAATGATTCAGACCAAATCTTTAATGGGATAGGGAACTGGGTTGATATACATAACTTCATTGATGAAACCATTTGGGTAGACTCACCAGCCAATGTATTTAATATAGGGGACTTCGTAGTAGGATCATCAGGTACCTTGGATTTCTCTGGACTGGTACCGGTAGGGACTAAGGCAATAATCATGGATGTATATGCTGTGTATGGGGCTGGCCTATCTGGATCTCAATTCGTACAGTTCTGGAAGGGTGGCTTTTCTGCAAGTGGTGGAACAGGTTTTATAGTAGGAGATAATGCTACCATGCTTAAAGAAAATGAGAAAGGCCAATTTACAATACCATTATCTTCATCAAGGACTATGTCATGGGCATTTGCTACAACTCAGATGGATGCTGTAACAATCAGATTACTTGGGTGGGTGATTTAAAATGATTAGCTGCTTGTCCAACCCAATATTCGGCCTCTGATCTGAGGTCTCCTATATATAAGGAGCTATCACTTGATGGTTCCAAATCAAGATACTCGGCAATTAACTTGGCGGGTATTTTTGTTTTAGATGAATGAAGTTTCTCGAGTATAAAGGGTGGTGGGTTAAGATCTATCTCCAGAACTAAGAAGGCATCATCGCAAAGGTTTTTCTGCAAGTAAGTTAATGCCAGTTCTAAAAATAACTGGTGATCTGTGATCTCATTATCTATTGGGATAATGTTAATAAGGTTTTGTTCTCCTTCTAAATGGACCACGTGGTTGTTGATATTGTAAGGAGAGTAAGCTTTCCTAAGCATTCTGGATTTGAATATCTGAAGGGAATTGATTAACCTTCCTTTCAATTGCCCTTCGGTTATCTCTCCATAATATTTATTGAATACGAAGATAAACTTATCATCGAACCAAGATTTGATTATGTCTTGGGTGACCCCAAATCTGCGATGGTCAATCTGGTAAGTTAATAAATTGCGGAGGCCTTCTGTTTCTTTGTAGAGTTTATTAAAAAGGATTTCATCGTAACCTTCCTTCATAGGTTTTAATCTGTGTATTTCCATTTGCCCAAGGTATTAAGTATTTCCTGTAATTAGTATTGTATATCCAAATATAATCAATTATTTTTACTATGCAAATACCTAGTGGGTATAACTTATTAACAATGGAGGTCTAGCTAGACCGAGATACTATTAAGTACTATATTAATATGCATAAATTAGCATGAGATAATGAAATTCCAATTTACTACAGATTTCCAATTCGATTTGCTTAGGTTTACCGTCCAAGATAAGAACGGGTACAAGGCTATTGAACTTTACGATGACTCCTACTTTACTCTGACTGAGCATGCTGTAATAGCATACACTCTCCGAGCTTACTTTAAAAGAAAGAAGTCAGTACCTGGCAAAACCATATTGCTGGAGCAATTATATAAGACATTCGATAACCGAGAGTTCGTTAATAATCTAACAGAAGAAGACCGCAAGGAGATTCTATCTTTAGCTGAGAACCTATTCAAAGGTATAGTAAAGGATGGTGATGAGATAATAGAAACTGCTGAGAGGTTTGCAAAGTATGTAGATTTAAAACATGAGGTAGAAAACGTGGACCTCTTAGACTACGAACACTACGACACCTTTGCCAGGAAAATACAACAGGCAATATCCCCTCGTCTTCAAAGCATCGAAGAGAAGGGATCTTTTCTTGTAAAGGATATAAGAAGGAGACAGGTTAATAGAAAGGAGAGGGGATCTATAGTCCCCATGCCATGGAAACAATTAGATAGGCTCACTAATGCCGGGGGCTATGCTAAGGGTAGTATTATGGTGGTCCTTGATAAAGCAAAGAAATTTAAGACAGGTGCTTTGGTTAATATAGGCCTAAGGTATATGCAATATCATAAAAAGAATGTCCTTATCATAGACTTAGATAATGGGGAGGATGAATTCTTAATGAGGGTAGAACAATCCATAGCTAATATAACTAAGAGGCAACTGCTGGATGAGGACGGAGAATTTGATAAGATGATCCGGGAGAAACTAAGGGATAGCAAGAGACAGGGTGGGGAGGTTATAGTTAAAAGATTCCCAGCTCTGGTCACCACTGCAAACGAGATAGGTGCATACATGGATTACCTCTACAGGGACTACGGGTTCCAGGTAGATATATTAATAGTGGATTACATAGGTAAGATGGGGTGCATCTCTGGCAAAGACTCTCTTCATGAACGTATCTCAGAAGCCTACATCGATGTTAGTAATCTTGCACTGGCCAAGAACATTGATTTAGTATGGAGTGCACACCACGTAACTAGGGAGGCTGCTAAAGCTAGGATGAAGGATATATATGAATCCACTGATGTTGCTGGTGCCATTGATTTAACCAGGCATGTGCAGGCTATCTTCGGACTTAATAGAACTACGAGGGAGGAAGAAGGAAACTTTCAACGGATGGAAATTGTGGACCAGAGGGATGGCCCACCTAACGGGCATGTTATATTTAATATAGATGTAGAGAAACAAAGGATGAGACCAGTCAAAGGGAGAGAAGCCCTTGACAGATACTATAAAAATTATCGGCCTAAACAGGACGATGAAGATGAGACAGGTTATAAAAGTAAGAAAAAGAAACAGGACTTAGATGCTTAACAAACACATGAGATCCAAGCTGTACTCTTATGGGGTAAAAACCATGGGACTACGTGAGTACAGGAGAGGCTGGCTTAAGGGAGTATGCCCTGACTGTGGTAGGCATGATAAGTTTGGATTGAATGTTTCTCAGAACAGGACCAACTGCTTTGTCTGTGGATACCACCCTTCTCCGTTCAGGTTAGTCATGGATAATGAGGGGCTGGAGGATTACAATTCAGTCAAGGCATATCTAAATACGTATGAGGGTAGGACATATCTGGAACCAGTAATAGAACGGATTGAAAGG